CATACCATATTACGCACTGCCAATTTCAGAGTATTAGCGCCCAATAGTCATAACGCAATCAGAGATGGTGTTAATGCTGTAAATGCCAAATTACGCAGTTCCTCAGGTATAACATCCTTGTTTATTGATCCCCGTTGTAAATATGTTATTGAATGTTTAGAAAAGCAGACCTATAAGTCTGGCACCAGTATTCCAGATAAAGATAGTGGATTTGATCATATGAATGATGCAGTTAGATATATGATAGATTATCTTTATCCAATAAGAAGTCCAATACACGCTCTACCAATAAGAACGTGGGGACACAAATTAGCACGAGTCTAAAGGAAACCTATAAATGGCTTCAAGTAATTTTACACTACAGCAGGATTACATAGCATTAAGCACCACACACCAATTGTATCTCAAATATAGAGATCGTTGGCAATTCCTCATGCAGAGTTATGTTGGTGGCAAAGAATATCGCGATGCTGGCAATCTTGTTCGTTATCAATTAGAGACTGATGGTGATTATCAGGTTAGGTTATACAACACTCCTTATATCAATCACTGTCAGAGCATTGTTCAAACTTATACTTCATTCCTATTCAGAGAAGGACCAGAAAGAGATTTTGGTTCATGGCAAGGTTCATGGGATGTTGAAGCATTCCTAAAAGACTGTGATTATGATGGTCGTAGTTTTGATGATTTTATGAGAGAAACCGCTATATGGTCTAGTGTGTTTGGGCACGTTTGGTTAATTCTAACAAAACCCAATGTTGGAGCCATGACAGCAGCACAAGAACAAGAAATGGAACTGCGCCCCTATATCAATATGATGACTCCTTTGGTTGTTTCTGACTTTACTTGGCGTCGTCGTGAAAATGGTCGTTATGAATTGGTCTATCTCAAATATGTGGAAGAAATCGTTGACCGTATTCAGGTAGTTAGAATATGGCGTCCGGATTCAATTGAAACATGGGAAATGAATCAAATTGAACGCACTGCTAATTTACGTTATATTGAACCTAACGATCTTGGCATGATACCTGCTGTGTTGGTCTACAATCAACGAAGCATTGAAAAAGGTATTGGTGTCAGTGATATCAATGACATTGCCGACATTTCAAAAATGATCTATAACATGACATCAGAGAATGAACAGGCAGTGAGATTGGGCACACATCCAACCTTGGTAGTCCCACCAACAGCACAAGTCGGAGCAGGTGCTGGAGCAATGATTATTTTACAAGAGGGATCAGATCCAGGACTTAATCCCTATGCTTTGGAGTTTAGTTCTAGTGCTGTTGATAGTATTCACACCACAATTAAGACGTTAGAAAATCAAATTGATCTTATTGCCAACACAGGTGGAGTACGAGTAAAAGAAACTAGGGAAGTCAGTGGCATTGCTCTCGAGACTGAATTCCAACTTCTCAATGCCAAGTTAGCCACCAAGGCAGATAATCTTGAATTAGCAGAAGAACAGATATGGCGATTGTTTGGCATCTATCAAAATAAAGAATGGGATGGTGAAATTGATTATCCTGATAACTTTAACATCAAAGATGAAGAACGTGAAATGGATACCTTGGTTAAGGCCAAGTCAGCTGCTTCAGACAGTCGTGTATTAGAAGTTATAGATCATGAAATTATTGAAATATTGGGTGAAGATGCTGACCTACTACTTCCGGAATACCAAGCCCTTATGGCAAGCACATTCCCACCAAAGCCCCTATTTGAAGCCCACACTATGTATAATCCAGACACTGGTGAAGAAGTGATTGCTCGAACAGAAGCAGAGCATATACAATATATGGAACAAGGTTATATTCACAAAGAAGATTAAATGACACAGCCCTTTTTATATAGATGGACACATATACCAAGTAAAAAATGGTATATTGGAAGTAGAACAGCCAAAGGTTGTCATATCAATGATAGCTATATTTGTTCATCTAAACAAGTGCGTCCACTGATAAAAAATAATCCAGAAGAATGGAAAAGAGAGATTTTATGTATAGGGGAACCTGATTATATAAAAGAATTAGAAATAGAATTGTTAAAATTATTTGAAGTTCCCAATAATTTAGATAGTTTTAATAAACATATTGGTGGTGGTAAGTTTTCTGGATCTTTTATGAGAACACCTGAAATCCTTGAAAAGATGAGTAAAAATCTAAAAGGAAGAATTCCTTGGAATAAGGGATTAAAGGGTGTTCAACAAGCATGGAATAAAGGAATACCTCGCACAGAAGAAGTAAAAAAGGCTGTCAGCAAAGCAAGAATTGGAAAAAAAACTGGACCAAGGTCATTAGAAACAAAAATTAAAATTGGGCTTGGGCATAAAGGTAAAATAGTTTCTAATGAAACCAGGGAAAAACTACGCACAGCAGGATTGGCGTATTATCAACGGAAAAAGGAGAAAAATAATGGCCCTCAAGAAAGGTTATGGCGAACACACAATCGCTAGCAATATTAAAACAGAAATGAAAGCAGGCATGCCACGGCGTCAGGCTGTAGCCATAGCATTGTCAATAGCTCGTAAGGCAGCACCAAAGAGTCAGAAATATCGTTTTACACCCCGGGGAAAATAATGTTAGATATTATAACACCAAACAATGTTCAGGTTTTAAACCTAGGAGCAAACGCTGTTTCAACCAGCACGGCCATAGGTAGTCTCAGTGTGAGAATATCAAGTCAAGTGGGAGTTCATGTAGCAGTAGGTTCTAATCCTGTAGTTTCAACTAGCAGTCTTTATGTGCCAGCTGGTATGACCAGTATGCCCATAAGCATGACACAGAATCACAAAGTAGCAGTCTTAAATGCCACTGCCACTGCTGATGCTAAAGTTTCAATAATTTATTAGGAGCAAGTAATATGGCAATGAATCGTGGTAAGAAAAAGAAACCAGGTCGCAGAGGTTGATTGGTCTGAATACTTTAACAGCATACAGTCAGTATGCCCATGGAGTATTCAGGCCTTTCAACACAATCTCATTGATATAACAACATGGCAGGGTCAGGCCAAACCATTAGATTCTAAATTGGCCAGAATATATATTTGTAAATTGAATAGTCGTAGACTGAAAAAATTAGCAACCAAATTGGAAAATCAGGATTTGGAATCAGAATGGTTATGGAGTCATCCCTGCTTTAGAGAATATTCCACACCCATGCCCTGCCTCATACAACAGAATAGACAACACCTTGCTAGAATAAGGGCGAATCAGGTAGTAAAAATCCATAATTTTTCAAGGCAAAATAAATAACCAGCTGGAGGATCATTTCTCCAAACCAATTTACTTCGAAAGGGAAGGTAACAGTACGATGTCTGATAATACATTGGCCAATGACGATACTGGGTCGTCTGAAAACACAAACCAGGCCACAACAAGAACATTCACTCAAAAAGAAGTTGATGACATGATGGCAAAGACCAAAACTGCTGTCAGCAAGAAATATGAGCGCATGTTAGAAGATTTAGGTGATCTAGATGAACTGCGTAGTTTAAAATCAGAAGCTGAAAAACGTCGCACAGAAGAAGCAAAAAAGCGCGGCGAATTTGACAGGCTCATGGCAGACCTAGCAGAAAAGAAAGATCAAGAAATTAAGAAAAGGGATGAGATTATACGTAATTACACAGTTGATATGCCTTTAGTAGATGTAGCCGCACAGTTAGGTGCTGTGAATCCTACTCAGGTCAAACAGTTGTTAAAACCCTACGTAAGACTTAATGACAGTGGTGAAGTTGAAATACTTGACGACCGTGGTACTACACGTTATTCAGATAAAGGCACACCTTTCGGAGTCCGAGATTTGGTCAACGAGTTTTTAGAAAACAATCTACACTTTAAGGCCGCAGGTCCAACAACTACTCAAACACGTAGTAACATTAGTCAAACTCCTACAAACATAGACCCCTCTAAACTTAATCTAAAGGATCCTAAACAAAGGCAACTTTACCAAGAGTTAAGAGGATTAAAAAAATAAACATTAAAGGAAACCGAAATGGCTAATCAAAGTGATATTAACACACAATTTTATGCGAATTTTGTCACTGACGCAGAATTCGCAGCCTACGAGACTTCAGTGGCTCGTAATCTATGTAAGGTATTTGATATACCTTTCAACGCAGGTAAGGTTGCTCAAGTTCCTATTTGGGGACAGGGCTCAGCCAGTATTGTTGCTGAAGGCGCAGATGCCAGCGCAGCAGATACCACAAGCTCACAGGCTCTAATCACACTACAAGAACATGTCTACTACAGTCAAGTGACAGACATGCTGCGTGATTCAGCCTATGGTGATGTAATGGCTCAATTAGCAGAAGTATCAGGTCGTGCTATTGGTGAAAGTTTTGACACAACTGTGTTCTCAAGGTTTGCCAACTTCTCCAGCGACATTGGTTCAACAACAACTGAACTATCAGTTGAATTGATCATGAAGGCAGCTGCCACTCTACGTCAAGCCAAGGTAATGGGCCCATATTTCGCTGTGGTTCATCCTGGCTGTGCCTACTACATCAAGAAACAACTATCAGTAATTACTCCTTATAGTGGTGGCAACTCAATGGTTCCAGCATTGAGCCCAAGTGGTGCTAACCTACAATTAAGTGGTGTTATTGGTAATATTGGTGGTGTTACCATTGTGGAGAGTCCACTAGTTACTGGTGCCACTGGTGATCCAACCAGCGACGCATACATTAACGGTGTATTTGCTCCAACAGCATTAGGTATCGCAGAACGCGGTGGATTAGAATTAAGCACTTTATATCTACCAAAATCTCGTGCTACTGATATGGTTCTTAAGGCTGTTATGG